AAATCTACTGCGGTTACGAATGTAACTGCTGGATCAGGGGCGATATCTTCATTTGCAATGGTGTCCATTGGTGAACCTGTTTCGGCAGCGAGAGCGACAGTTACTGCGGTTGTAGCGGACGGAGTGTTTGAATTGATGTAAATCTTTGGTGCTACTGCGGTAATTGTTGCGTGAGTATTCTTTACGAAAAACCCTCTGTACTTAGTCGAGCCTGCTTCTGATTCCGTTGCAGGAGCGTAAGCGAAAAGATTATTTACTGTATCATCCACAATCTCAGTACTTGAAACTGCGCCCCCTAGAGAAGCGTTTACGTCTGCGTTGGCGGCACCTCCACTTAATTGAAACTTGATGTCACTTGAAATTATGCTCACATTTTTATTGTCCTTTATTTGTAAAAACCTTAGTATGACATTTTTTACAAACTAGGATTAAATTAGTTAAATTATTTGCGTCTTTTGAATTATCGAAATCTCTGTATTTTATTATATGATGGACATCTAGCGTTGTCGTGTTCTCTGGAGATACACCACATATTTTGCAAGATTTGTTATCTCTTTTTAGCACTTCTTTCCTTATTTTTCTCCAATTATACCCCCTACCGTCTATTTTTCCTCCTCCCCATAAATGATGCCTTTCCCCAAAAAAATTCTCTGAATAATACTTGCCCATACACACTCTTGAGCAAAAATTAAGATTTTTTATTTGGCTTTTCGGTCTTATTATTTCTTTTCCGCAATTATTACAGACAGTATTAACCCTATTTTTTATTGACTTATTTTCAGAAGAACATTTTCTTGAGCAGTAGACATTAACTTTATGAGATGGACTGAATTTATTATTGCAAATTGGACATATTTTAAATTTTACTAATGCACTTGAGTGACATTTCTTACTACAGTATTTTTGTGTTTTTCTCCCTTTGTATTTATGTTTACAATATTCGCATAATTTTATTGTGTGTCCACCATTTCTGAATTTTATTGCACATTTATCTGAACAAAATTTCTGCCATTTTCTATTCCTAATAAATACTTTACCACATTTTTTACATTCCATAGATACAAACTTATTATTTATATCTATAGTATATCATTTTTTTAACTTAATTGAAACTTGATGTCTGTTGATTCTATTGCCATACTATTTTTTAATAATTAGTAATCATTTCCAAAATCATAATCTACAAAAGCCACATCGACATTGTAGGCTCTATCTTGATTCTTTTTCCTATAAAACGTTTTCATTCTTTGAATATATGTTTCCATTTTATTTTCTGCGTTTTGCATTTTTGCTAAGTTTCCCTTTGTATCGAGATATTTTTCAAAATAATCCTTAGCGGAAGCATAGCATAATCCCTTGTGGAAAGGTTTAGCGAAATTAGGCTCATCAGTATCAGCCGAAAGAGCTGTTTGCAGTTTCTCGTACCAAATCTTTATTCCTCCAGTTACATTTGCGCTAGGTATCGGATAAAGCATTACTGAGTTATCCATTAAGTCAAAGAATGGTTCAGATGTCGTGAAATCACTTGCGATACTGGTTGTGTCAGTCGCTTCTCCTCGTTCGTTAATGTCCATTGGTTCGGCTTTGTACCAGTTTGTTCCGTCGTAACTTATTTCTATTCTTTTAATCTTTAAAATATCTGACGGAAAAATATACTCTTGCTGTGAAGCTACTAAATCTGCGGTTGCTGTTTCGCCTTGATAATCCCATTCATCCATTGAGTCTAAAATTTCAGTTGTGAAAAGGTCAAGATACTGGTTAATAGACGCGTCTAAATCAATATTAGGATAGGTTGTTGTATTGGTATTGGTTAAGTATCTTGTTTCACCTCTTAGTGATTTTCTCGGGATACTTGCGTTGTTTAAATTCATAAGTTTATTCTATTATCTTTAAAATCTCTCTGCATTCCAATATGGGCGTCAATTCCCCATTTTTTCTTAAAATACTCCCTGTTTAGCGGTTCAACATTATTTTGTATTCCTCTTTCTTGTTCAGAAAACCTTGTCGCACCTTCTTTATGCCAATAAGGTACTTTAGGTGTCATAATTAGTCTTTTACCTGCTTTTTTCCAGCGAAAGAAAAGGTCTATATCTTCGTAACCTCCGTGAACAAAATTTTCATCGTATAGCCCGCATTCTTCTAGCAAAGACTTGCGTATCATATAAAATCCTCCGGGGAATAATCTATCACCTGAGCTTCCGCCTTCTGAAACATAATTCGAGTTGTAAAGACTTCCAGGGTTAGTTTTGTATTCTTCGATTGGTCGTCCTTCAACTATTTTATTTTGGTATCCATAACCTCCGAGAGCGTCAGATTTGAACATCTGATCAGTTTTTAAAAAGTCTTCGAACCAACCACTATAAACTTCTATATCGTTATTAGCGCAAACTATCCAACAGTCATCTTTTTCATTTTCTAATATCCAATTAAAACCTACATTACAGTTTCCTGCAAAACCTTTATTTTTCTCGTTTCGTATATAAACATCTGAAATTTCTTTTAAAAAACCTGAGTCATACGGAGAGCAGTCATCACAACTAACTATCACGCAATCGGATGTATCTCTGAACGATTTGATAGCGTTTTTAGCCAGCTGAACAAGCTCTTCGTTGATTATAAAATGGGGAATTACTATGTAGATTTTCATCGTCCAATTGCCATTGCTCCGCAAAACCTATAACCCTCTCTTTCAATCTCAGTTCCGCTGTGATTTGGGTTTATAAAGCAACATTTAATATTTAAAACTTCGCATACTAGATAGATATTTTGAGCGACAAATCCTGTGTCTAAATATGGCATAAAATCAACTTCATTCGGTGATTTATAAGCCTGAATATTAGCATAAAACAACATTATCCTATCAGCTTTATCTACCCAACATTTACCTCCGACTAGCGTTTCAACACCTTTTTTGCTTTCAATAACTTCGATTGCTTTTCGGTTGCACGAGCTTGGAGAATACATTACTGCTTTTTCCAGCACTCTCATTTCGTCATCTGATACTTTTCCTTTAAACATTCTTCGGCTTCTTCTATACCTCATTATCCGCATTAGGCTTTCATAATCTTCCTGACCATATTCGCCAAATGAAATATCTTGTGTTTCACCATTTAGTAGTTTTTTCTTTCTCTCTTGATGAGCTAAATATCTTTTTTGAAATATGTCAGGTATTTCTCGCATTGAGTTTTTATATTAAATTCTTCTTGTATCTTATGTCTTAAATTCATCTCAGAGTCGTATTTTTTAAATTCTTCCCTCAATCTTTCGGCGGTAAATTCTATCGGTGCGTTTCTTCCGGAAAATGCGTGAGTCTTTAAAAAATCAAAATTATCCTCCGTGATCATCCCTCCACCTTTTAGCCCATCCATCCAGCCATCTCTCCAATCCGCCGAGATTACATTTCTTCCGCAAGATAGGCTTTCTAAAATTCCCCTTCCCAGTGTGATGACTAAATCAGATTTATGGATTAAATTCTCTATCTTAAATGTTTCTTCTTCTATGGTTATGAGTTCCAGCCCTTGACAGGCTTCTCTTATTATCTCCTTAGCTCGTCCATAATCTGGATGTGATAGGTAAAGCACTGTTTTCAATTCCTTGTTTATCGGTGTTTCTTTCGCAATCAATTCCGTTTCTTATGACCTCTCTCCCTTTTGCTGTTTCCTCTGTAACTCCGACTTGTAAACATCCGTCAGCTGGAAACTGTTCTAATCCACTTCTTCCGTGCGATGTAAATATTATCGGTTTATTTTGAGGAACTTTACCATAACAGTTTATGTGATTGACTATATAAATATCGCCTTGAGGCATTTCAGTTACTACTTCGGCAAACTCTTCTATCTTTTCAGACATCTTGCCTTTAGTGAATGTAAATACCTTAACTTTGTAATTCTTGGACAATTCTTTCGCCATTGCATAAGTCCAGGTTTCAGTTCCGTAATAATGGTCTAGCGCGGTATTCGTTAAGATAACTGTTCGTTCCATTGTTTTGCGATATTTGACCAGTTATACTCTTTAGAAATTAGCTTAGGGTTACTTTTATTTTCCCAGTTGGTAATCGCTTCTACATATTTATCCCTGTTTTCAGTGTCCCCGAATGTTGCCTCTGTTTCCCACTTCTTTCCGTTCGTATGAACTTTTTTGGTTTTAACTGTTTCATTGAGAGCGGCGAAATTTGATGTTACCATTTTGCACCCTGCTAATTGAGCTTTCCGTGCCGAGATACAGTCAATTTCATAGAACTCGCTAGGGTATAGGAATATCCCAGCCTCTAAATACTTGTCTGCAATTTCTTGGTGTCCTATCATAGTTCCTCCTTCGGCTCGTCCTTCTTTTTTTAGTTTTTCAAATCTTTCTACTTGTCTATTCTTCCAAGCCATCATTTCCGGATTGTCTTTATGGACTTCATCATATAATCCCCAGCCATAATA